TGGAAAGTTAGGGTTATCTCTGTACGGTTGCATTCTTATTGTATCTGAACCATGTTCGTCTATAGCTCTTTCAGTTGTTAAATAAGTAAGGATATCAGTTGCTGGTATATCTGCTCTTAAACCTTCTGATATCGTAACTGTTAATATTTGTTGTGTACCAGATGCAGAAGAAGTGCCACCAGAAGATATGCCATAATCAAACCCTTGAAGGTTTAGCTTATCGGTTGTCCCTATCGTAAATGCTACATTAGATATTAAAACTATTGAAGTTGTACCTTTAGCAACTCCTTTACGATTAAATACGTGAGTGCCACCATGTGGCATATTCACTCTAACTTTAACATCAACATAACTAGAAACTACTAGTGTATTTGTTTTTGTAGTAAACTTTGATTCCGTTGCATATTTAGCTGGAGCAGTAATAATTTGTCTAGTAATACCATTCGCATCATTGCCACCACCTGTCAAAGATAATTCTTCATCATTAAAATAAATTTTATCAATAGACTGAATCTCATGTGAAGCAAGTTGTACAATCATATGTAAATCTTGATTGTTATTAGCGGATTCCATAAACAAGATACCACCAGATTTTTTTGTTTCCCCATAAACAGTATCTCTTGTTATAAGAGGTTGTTTTACCATTGTATTTCTTTCGGTGAGTTGTGCTTGATATGCTCCTGTTGCTGCACTTCCAACACCTAACGCTTTTGATAAAGCAACAGTAGTTGCAATAGACGCTGCTCCAGCAGCAAGGGCATAAGTAAGTGAGTTAGAAGCTGCTCCACTTGCTGCTCCAGCATAACCACCTGTGTAATAAGATGCTACTGCAATTGCTAGTGTTTTTACTGTATCACTCATTTCAAATAATGCCTTTTAGTTTTAAACTGTTTGTATAGTATTTCACTTTTGTAACCTCTTTTCCACTTTACTGTTTTATCTAAACCCACTAAGTTTGTAATATGTTTTCTTGTTTGTAAGGCTATTTCTCTGGCATCTTCTTTAGCAACAATATCCATCTGCCATATTATGTTACCACTATTCCATTTCCCAGCTCGTATATGACTATTTTCTAACATGTGTTTTTCTTCTTTTTTATTAAGGAACGCCCAGCTAGAAAAGCCAATCACTTTATTATTTTTTTTAAAAACTTTGTATTGGTTAACATTTATTGACTGTAGAATGTGATGAAATATTTCAAGATTAGTATTTTTTTTATATATATCAAAATGTTTATACAACTGAATTATAGGTGTAATATCTAACATACATTAGCCGCCACCCCACGCTATAACCTTATCTTGTATGTCATCAACAAATTCCAATCCTTTGTCATTTGGGAAAAAGAATTTTTGGTCTTGATCTGTGTATCTTAAATCTAGTGGTCTTTCTAAAGAAATTAATTTGTTTTCAACATTAAATGATATTGCTGAAGTATCACCTTGCTCACTTATATTTACTGTATCAACAAAACCAGAAAATATTTCATAAGGTGTATCTACAATCGCTTGAGCATTACTTGTAGTTGTCAACACTCCAAAATAAACATTAACTACAATACCCTGTTGTGTTTGATTTAAAGCAGTTGCTAGAACATCTGTATTTAAACCACTTGCAGCAATCTTGATGCCATTTGCTTTTGTGTCGGCTGATTCTTGAACTGAACTGATGGTAACTAGATTACCCAAGCCTAAATAAGTTTGACTCAAAATAGTAAACTCACCATAACCAGTCCAGATTCTTAATGGTGTAGAATATTCAAATTCGACTGCATAAAACGGTCTAGTTTGAGTGCTAGATAATTGTGTAGAAAATGAGCTACCAATAGTTCTAGCCATAATCTACTCGGCTTTTTTTGTAACTTTTTTCTTAACTGTTTTCTTTTCTTTTGGCTCAACCATTTTAACTTCCATAGCAAAACCTTCTATTACAAACATATTAGCCAAAGTAACAAGCCATGCTTCATTACATTCAATGATTTCATCTTTTTCATATTTTTTAATAGCATTGCCAGAAAGATTTGCTGACCCTTGAGTATCTACTAACATTTTAATCTTCATACTTATCTCCGTTATTTATTACATTACATTCTTACAAATACCATCTAATAAATATAAGAGTGAAGGGCAGACAATGAGCAATCATAAACCACCCCCCACAAACTTATTAACTACTTATACAAACGTAGTTGTTACATCTCCAGCATCAATGGCATTTCCTTTGACACAGTTCACGCTTATAGGCGTTCCTGCAGACATAGTTCCATTTTTTGTTGTAACTACCTTCAGATATCTCTTGCCACCAATATAACCAATACCAGACACTTGTGGTGTCTCGCCATTAGCGTTTAGTGTTAAGAAAATACCGTTAGCATCAATACTTCCGTCTGTAACATCTTTGTTTGAACTAACAACTGTATAAGTTGAGTCATCGTCAGAATGTTGAAGAACAAAAGTCCAGAATACCGAGCTACCTAGTGTTACACCTTCTATACCTGTAGCTACTGATATCATTGCAGAGTTAAAGCCTTGTAAATCAACCGCACCAGATGTAACTGTTGCGTTTTGAACTACAGGAGCTAAAACTGCTGTCTGTACTACTCTATTTGCTAAATCTCTCATAATTAATCTCCTATATTATGTTGAAATATTTTGTAGTGCTATTGCTTCAGCAAGAACTACAGCTCCACCAACTCTACGTCTGGCGATATAACGTATATTCCCAGCAGTCGCAACAGAATATGGATCTCTCATTACTGAAAGATTAATTCGGTCAACGATTGTATAGGCTCTAGAAAAATCTCCGTAAGCAACTGGCTTCGTGCCACCACCTACATCTGGCATATCTTCAGCTAGAACATATGGTTTGCCTAAAATTGTTGCTGGAGCACCACCAACATAAGACATACCTTGAGCAAAGATTTTTTGTCCTTCTGTATCTTCTAATTTAAGAATCGCTGCTAATGAACTTCTGTTCAAAACAAATCTAGCGTTATTCATATAATCAGACTTAATAGAATACTGAAGGTCTAATAAACCATTGGTTGTAAGAACTGTATTACTTCCAGAATTTACAGAAGCAACACCAGCACCAGCAAATGTTATACCTTGAGGACGACCAACGCCGTTTCCAGTTATAAATGCAGTACCTTCAGCTTTTGCAAACTGCTCACCAAACTCAGTCGACATTTCGCTTTCCAAATCAAAAGCACTATCTTCCAATAACGCCTGACTGATATCTACTAATGCGTATAATTCATGAGCGTCAATCTGCATTAAGCCAGTTTGATATCCAGTTGTTTCAGTTCTTGTTGCTGTTTCATTAACAAATGTAGCAGCGAATTGACCAGTTCTTTTAGGAATTTCAATCCCTCTGTTAGATGTAGTTCTTACTCTAGCAACAGAACGTAGTGGAGAAATTTCTGTTACAGACTTAATAAGGTCAGCAACATATTCTTCAGGAGCATAATAACCACCCAGCGTATCATCAGACTCATAAAGTGCCTTCAATTCCATTGGGTCAATATTATCTTTTCCTTTTCTCAACATTTTTCCAAACGCTTTCATTTGAAGGTTAACATCTTTAGAATCTAAACCAGTTTCTGGTCTAGCTAAAACTGTTTCCAGTTTATCTAATTTTACTTCAGCTTCTTCTAATGCTTTCTTTGTTAACTCGATTTGTTGCTTTTGCTCTGCCATCTTAGTGATGTCATTAGCCATAGCATCAACCTTGCTTTCAAGTTCAGAACTAGCAGAACCTTTTTTCTCTATCTGATCTAGACGTTTTGAATTCTCACTCTTGAAATCTTCAAAAGCAGAACCGAAACTATCAATTACAGATTTGATTTCTTCTGTCATAGTAATTCTCCGTTAATATTTAATTGTATCTGTTAAGTGTTTAAGACTATCAACAACATCACGTTGCTCGTTCTCCACATAGTTGAACGATTTAAATAGTACATTGGCACTTTGTTTTGCAGTAGAACTAGACATTAAACCTACATCACGCAAGTAATGTTCTATTTCTCTTACATTCATTTCAGCAAGTTTTACTTTCGTAATCTTTGCTTTAGGATTCATGGGAAATGTGACCATACTCACTTCCATTAAATCTAAATTTGTGATCGTGCGTTTTTTCAACTTGTCGCTGTATTTGTAATCATCTGGGGAAAGCCTGTAACCAATAGACATGCTATCCAACGCACCCATCTTCATCAGCTCAAATACTTCCCTACCTTTCTGTGTACCCATAGCTAATCTGCCTTTAATCTTCAATCCTCTTGTATCTTCTGCAAGGCTATCGATCACGCCGATAGGCTCATCAGTTTTATGCTGGTAAAGTAATTTAATCTGTTTTGGTTTCTTGGATTTGATTGTGTTAGAAAAAGAACCTTGCTTAATAACATCATTCCCTAAATCTTTATTGTTAAAAACTGATGCGTATCCTTCAAAGCTACCATCATCATCTGCTTCTAATTCCTTATAATCACATTCAAGGTCTAGAATGCCGTTTACTACCTCTAATATTTCTTCAGACATGTGCGAAATTCCCTGTCAGTAAAAGTTATTTCTATAATAGCAACAGAATAGCCTTTATTACAAGCAAAAAAAAGAGGGCTATTAACCCTCAAGATGTCGAGCCCTATGAAAACTTTTATCTACTTACGGTCTTGATAATTAAATGCGTGGTATATTTTCCATTTAGCATCTTCAAGTTTACCAACATCTGACATTCTTACGTCAAAACAGTCTTGTATCTCACTAACAATATTATTAACTGCATCATATAATTCATTAATAGCATTATTTTGCTCATCTGTCATATTCTTCATACCTTGTATTCTTTCTTTTTGTTTTTTATCGTATTTTATTTCCCAATCTTCTTTTTTGCTCATTTTATATACTCCTATTTTTATAATATTCTAATCGCATTTTTGCTTCTTTTAAAGCCGATTTACTTTCATAAATTTTGTAATCATTCCATGCTTCTGAAGATTTATCTATAGTATAAAATCTTGCATCATGAACTTTATTTTCTCCTTTAAAATGATATTCAAAAATTTCAATCGAGGTATGTCCATTTTCATGATTTTTTATAATGTATAACCAATTTATGTCACCATGCTGTTCAGTTGTATTCTCAAAATGTTGAAAAGTAGTTAAATAGTCTAATGCTTCTAATGTGCTTTTATGTGAAAAAGCGAATTCTAAAATATCGCCTGTATGTGTTGGGTAGCCATCATGATGTTTATACAACCATTTAATATCTCCATCTTCTGTAATAACTTTAATATTTGCTCTTGTGCTCATTGTATTGCTCCTAGTAATTATAAGTTTCTTGATTAATTTTATACATAACATAAACAACTGATATTGTTACTAATGTTACTCCGATTAAAACTGCTATACTTTCTACGTTCATTTAATTGCTCTTTGTTATTAACTTAAAACCATTATAATATAATTATTATAATAAGTAAAGTATATTAATACTTATATTATAAATATAATAAGGTGTAAGTTATTGATTTGAAAAGAGAATAAAAAATAGTTTAAAATTTATGAAATAATTTCGTCATCTTTGTCGTAATAAGAAGTGAAACAACGACAATTGCAGACGTTTGCACCACCACCATTAGAGTCGCCTGTATATTGCATACGGTAATCTATTGGACCATATTTTGTAGGTGTTGTAACAATAAATGGTTCGTCTATAGGCTTAACACGTCCGTCCATGTTTTTATGCCACGTTCTTGATCTGTCGTCCATAGCACTATTCCATTCTTTGACTGGCTCACTTAATGCTAATGTTTTTGTGATAGCCATATTACCAGCATTCATAGCTCCATGAGTTTCTGTTCTGGCAATTAATGTTGCTCTGTTTTCTGAAAAAGCATTTGATTTTCTTATAGACTTTGAAATATCTTCAATGCTATCTCCATCTCTTATACCTTTTAAAATGGTTGCACTTAATAATTTTTTGGTTGTTTCAGATATGCGAGTTACTTCTGTTGCAGTATGCGTAATAATATATGCTTCTATGATCGTATTAACTTCATCATCTGCTTTCTTATATCTTTGTTGCGTGATTCTTTTGGCTGATTGAGTGATTACAGTTCTATATTGGTTAGCTAATATCTTATATAAATCATCAGCATACTCAGTCATAAAAATATCATCTACAAACATTCCTTGAGCATATTTAGTTGATGCTTTGCGTGATGCTTGTCTGAATAGTTTTTTTAGTTTTGCGTTGAGCCTTTTGGTAAGGTTTAGATATAGCCTTAATTGTTCTCTATAGTTTCTGCGTCTTGAAATTCTTATTTTATCTGCCATAAGGAATACCTTTATTTGCTTTAAGTTATCCTAGTTCAAAATGTACTGCATCTATAAAACTCATATCCCTGTTCAGTTTAAAATCTCCAGTTACCCAGCTACCACCCCATCTAATAGGTATGTTTAATAGTTCGCTTACTTCTCCAACAGCTTGAGCAATTTCTTCGTAGAAATCTAAATCCCATGTTACCCTTGAACCATCGTAAGCAACAATGTCTACAGCTTTACCCAAACAATGTTTTGATTTACTGCCAACCTTACTAAGCCCATCAGCTTTTAATTGCTCTGCCCTTTCTAAGCTTCTCATTCCTTCAGTAATACCAAAATCAATGACTGTCAACTTTATAGCTTCCATCATTACTAGTCTTAATATTGGGTCTATATCATCTAATTTTCCTAATGATGATTTTCCAAATTGAAACATAATTATCTCCTATAGCTTTCTCAATGTTGCAAATCTATGTCCAACAATAGTATCAGTTGGCGTATCACCACTATATACCTCAATCAAACATGCTGGGTTATCTTCTGTTGCATTAAGTGTAAAACTTGTTTTTGGTACAGGCAATTTTCCTGTTCTAAC